TATTTATATTTTTCATCAAGAGATATCATTTCGTTAATATCGAGAACTACTTGGAAAGAACCTGTTCCAAATAATCCTTCTTGGCCGCACATAACATTCGCTGATATTCCTCTTAATGTATCTAATTCGGCGTGTCTAGCAGCCTTTAAGAACATTTCAGGCGTTTCTTCAAATGATGCTTTAGCAATCGGACCAATATCATCATTATTAATCCCATGTCTAAATATTGAAATTAATTTCCCGCTAAAAGTCATTCTATCACAAAGCAATGACATATGATGCGCATTTACATATGAACCATCAAATTCTAATACTTCTGCTAATTCATTATAAATACATTGTCTAGCAGCTTCCATTCCTAAAACATTGAATATTTCGATAATATCATTACTAATAGTTCTTTTAGTATCTATATAGTCTAAACCTAAAACAGCTAGAAGATTTGTTCCAATAGTATCTAAAACCCAAATATCATCTTTAATAAATGATCCTCCTTTTTCGACAAGATTATTCTTAATCTTTCTAAGAATTACTTTATTAATATTTTTAATCCCTCTTAATACAATTCCATCTAGAAGTTGATCTTGAAAATTTTTTAAAATATAAATCTGATCGGATTGATCTAATGGATTAACTTTAATTTTTTTACCATTTTTTCCAGAAGCATTTTTCAATACGTTATTCATACGAATTCTAAAAACCAATTTATCTGAATTATAATCGGAGTATACACAATGAATATCATCTTTATAAGCGTTGTTTAATGCAAAATTAACATCATCCATTGTAATATTCTTTTCAAGCATCACTTCTGGATCCATTTCCATTCTGATAATCCATTTTGTTTTTTCATTTTGTTCTTCAGTAACACTTTGTCCAATACATTCATCAATAAGATTTTCAAAATCTCTATATTGTGACATAGTTAATTTATCCTCTGAGATTAACGTATTTAGATCATCTGGATCAAAGCAAATAGATACACTCGTTACAATTTCTGCTAATTTTGTATGTTCTAACATATACTGAAATGTATTTGCCTTATCTTTATCATTTTGTTCTTCTTCTTTTAAATAAACAGTTAGTGATGGATTTTTAATTGATGCTGATAGTGATAAAATTTCTTCAATTCTTGGCACACCACGTGTTACGTTAGATTTAGAAGCGACACCAGCCAAATGAAATGTGTTTAATGTATTATGCACAATTATACCACTGTCTAACATGAACGTTTGATTTGCTGGAACTGTAAAATCATATACATATTCATTTGCGTCTCCAGGAATAATTTCAACATTTACAATTTCATCCCAAATTACGGAAGAGTTCGACGCTTGTTTTAAAATACTTAGTTCATCACTTATTAAATGATTATTTGGATGTGTTTCAAATATTTCTATATATTTTTGTAATGTTCTACGTCCAATTGAATCTTTTTTGATCCAACGACCATAAGTGCGACTTTGTCCTGGTAAGACTAACGTTTTACCACATTTTGCGATAATTTGTCCGAGACCATTAATTTTATCTATTTCATCAGATAAATTGTGAGCATCAGTTCTTTCAATATATTTAACTAAATTCATTAATTTATCTGTGTGAACAAGTGAACCAATATTATCTTGATATAATTTTGAATATTTTGCCGAAATAGATAGATTATACATTGGACAAGATTTAACATTTTGTTCTTTTATACAAGCAAATATTCCGAAATAATTTATTATTAACGCTAGATTGTTAATTAATTGTTTACTTCGACTACATGCTCTAATTTGATGATGATTTTCATCGCATTGAAAGTTTCCGTCTCCATCCATATATCCCTGAATTAATCCTGCTTTAAATTCGTTTGGAGCCATAAATGCAACATCAGGAATTCTTTTAACAAATGAACCATTACCACATGTTTCTACAATAAATTTAGCAAGTTCTTTATGATTAAACGCAGTTGAAGTAGATGGACCATATTCACCTTGATATGTTCTAACTAATGCGTTTTTACCAAATTGTAATGCTATTTTTGTAACATTATTAATGTAATATTGTGATATATTCGTAATACATATACTATTTCCGTTAATATTTCCTTCGGCCAGATAGGCGCCGATAAACCATCCAAATAAGTGGTCAAGTTTTATTATGCTATCGCCTATAAGAACTTGGTCATTAACAAATGTATTTTCAATATATTTGGCAACAGGAATTCTCATTCCTTCTTTAAGTTCTGATCCTTTAATAGGTGATACTTGTTGTGTTTGTTCATCACGAATTAAATGAGAATGACTTAATGTTGTTGTAGTTGAACGCCCACTTTTAGTAATAATTTTAACTAAATCACCATTTGTAGGATGTCTACTTACATGTGATATTTTATTCCAATGTGTTTGTTCTTGTTTATCAACTCCCACAATATAATACTCATCATTTAATCCATCCAATAAAGTTTCAACGCTATTTAAGTGTCCGGTATTAAATGTATATTGAGGATTTTCTTGTATCAAGTCATCGCATAATTGTCCAATAGGTCCTGTGACCATAGAAATATTTTTTGTAATTTTATTAATTTTTACACACCTAATATGATCACAAAATATAACCGACATTTGCGTTGTGGGTTCGCCAATACTTTGTGCCGCAATCATCCCAACCATCTCACCAGGACTTACAATTGCTCTTTTATATGCGAGAATAATCGTTTGTAATAATATTTCGAGTGCCTTTTTATTAAACCTTTTGTTTAGTAATAAATCTTTTGGTGATAAATAATAGAAATATAATACTTTAAATAATTCTGTAGGTGGAGCAAATGTTATTAACTTTAATTGTTCAAATGTATTCTCAATCATTTGAAATGCTTCAAACATCGTAATATCAACTAATGAGTTTTTGTTAATCCCTTGTTGTCCAATTATATTTTGAATTATATAAGCAAAAGCGACAGGGACTCTAACAGTTCTTTCTGATTTATTGTTAAACACATTTTTCACAATTTTATTGCGATTATTAATTATATAATCTATATAGTATTCACATTTTTTATTTAATTCTTCTGATTGTTTCTTTTGACGAGAATACGCGGATTTAATAAACATGCCTGAAATTGCTTTTGATTTCGTTTTATCATCAATAACAGCAAAATGAGAGTAAATATCTTGAATACTCATAGCAACGATTGGTAAATCTTGATTTTCTACTTTTACTGTATCAATAGAATCTTCACCGTAAGAGAATTGAACAAGTTTATTTTTGTTAGTTCGGATAGTCATATCATAATTTACCATTAAATCTTCAAGACCTTTAATTAATCTTCTTTGAATATAACCAGTAGTCGAAGTTTTAACGGCAGTATCAATTAAACCAATACGACCACCCATAGCGTGAAAGAATAATTCTTGTGGTGATAATCCATCAATGAAAGAACTTTCAACAAATCCACGCGCAATTGCGGAATCATCATATTTAGTGTAATGAGGAAGTGTTCTATGTTCAAATCCATATGGAATGCGCCTTCCATCCACATTTTGTTGTCCCAAGCAAGCAGTCATTTGTTGAATATTAATTTCAGAACCTTTAGAACCCGCATTAAACATAACTACAAAACGATTATCTTTACTTAAACTCTTTAAAGCTTCTCTACCAGCATCATTTTGAGCTTTACTGAGAATATTGTTAACTTTTGTTTCAAACTCTTCTTCATTTGTTTTTCCTGAATTATTTTCAAAAACGCCAATCTTAACTTGATCTATTAAATTTTTTACATCAGTTTTCTTTTCAGTAATAATAGAAACTATTTTTTCATCAGTTTTATCATCTGTAATTAGATCACTAATTCCTACACTAAACGCACTTTGTTTCATATACTCGGTTATAATATTTTGTAAATCATCAACAAACTGAGATGACGCCATATTTCCAAAATCATTACAAACTCTATGAATAAGACCCTTTGTACCAGAACCAAGAATACCTTTATCCATTTGTCCACGAATATACTTTCCATTAATAATTTCAATAACATTATTTGAAGTACTCGAATTTGCATTCTCTTCATTTTCGTATTGTTTATTTTTTACTTTTATCGTCAACGGGGGCATTATTTGTGATAATATTTCAAAATTTGAAACACGTTCATTTATCTTTTTTTTCAAATTATTAGGATTAATACGATTAAACATCATTAATAAATTCATCGCATCTTTTTGAGTAAAATCTATCTGTTCTCTTGTGAACCTATAAGATCCAAGCATAGAATCTTGATAAATACCAATAATAGCAGCGTTATTCGCAGGACTAATTATTTGATAAGGCACTGCTGCTAAATTCTTTAATTCTGATTCGGATTCTTGGTCTTGTGGCATATGAAGATTCATCTCCATGAATATCCCTAAGGTTTCCCATAGGGCCAGACTATATCTTATGCCTCATCAAGCTGGTTAGACTATCATATGAGACCCACAAACGTTTAGTCGTTGAACCTTCTCCATACCCTTACCATTAACGGGGTTAGGAGCTTGGCTGCGGATTACCCAATCCTTCGCTTTTTTACCATACCCGAGTTCTATCTCGGCCATTTATGCGTTTCCGTCATAAACTTGGTAGCAATTCACTAATTTATTAGATTAGTTAGGCTCTAAGGGACTTCCCGTCAATTTGAATGTGTTGCTAAATGTTTCTTTAAATCTTTTATAAAATCAATCGCACTTATTTTACTTTGTTCTAGTGTAATATGTATACCGCCAAAATCTGCTTTACATTTGTCTATATAAACGTACCAACCATATTGTTCATTATATTTTTTTAGTGGTTTAATATATTTTTCTATATCATCATCAATTTGATTAACATCTTTAAATCTATCAAATTTTTTATCTTTATAATAATTCGACACACCATTTGAAAGACGTTTTTTACTTTCGTCGCTGTGAGTAAACACATTTCCTCCATTTTTTAGATTATAACCATTAGGATACAAACTATTAAATTCTTTTATGTAATGTGTTTCTCTTTTATCGGCATCATTAATTTCACAATATTCAATTAATTCAACTACAAAATTTTCAATACCATATTTTCTAATAGCGTTATTTAAATAATGTGATTGATTTTTCTTTGTTGAAAATGCCTCTGAAATATGGCAACGAAACCTACCTTCACGTCCATATGGTCTATATTTTTTATGATTTAATATATGAGACACAGCTTGTCCTACATATATTTTATTTGTTGACAAATTAACTATTTTATATATTTCACAATAACGATTGGTTGGTTCATCTAATATAGTTTTTGATAGTTGTGTGTATTTTGACGGTTCCATTTTACTTATATTTATATTTATATTTAAGTGCTTTTTAATTTATATAATTTTTAAAGAAACAAATAACTAGGGAGTAGCACGCTTTTAACACTCCCTGTTGGGGACAAAATGATTTACATATGTCTATCCCCATCGAAATCCGCATTATACGGTTTTGTGTCGGCCACATTCATTCTAAATGTGTCACCTCGCTTCATAATTTTAGCAATATGACACATCATAGACATTCTATGTAATGTTGGTTGACGATTAAATAAGATGGCATCACCATCCATCATATGACGATGGACAATGTCTCCATCTTCTAAAATAATGCTATTTCTATCTAAATAGCGTAAAGTTATACTTTGCCCATTTTTTCTTTCAAGAATTTTAGCTCCAGGCCAAACATCAGGACCATTTTGAACTAATTTTGTTAAGAAAGATCTATTAACTCTATTAACAACAACTGGTTTTGTAATGTTTTTAGCAATTTTCATAGGAATACCAAGTTCTCTAATAGATATATTTGGGTCAGCTGTAATAACTGAACGAGCACTAAAGTCGACACGCTTTGCCATTAAATTTCCTCTCATACGACCGCTTTTTCCATTCAAACGGTCTTTTATTGATTTAAACGGTCTTCCTGACCTTTGTGCTGCAGGACTTGCACCAGGTAATTTATTATCGACCATTGACGCAACGTGATATTGTAAAACGATAGCCCAATCATTTACAATATTTTCTGGTGAATTATTTTGAATTTTTTCCTGTAAAGTTTTATTGCATTTTATAATATTTACTAATATATGAGTTAAGTCATCTTCAGATCGTTGTTGTGCATCGTGTTTAACAGATGGTCTTACTGCTGGCGGGGGAACAGATAATACTTGACAAATCATCCAATCCGGACGAGACCAAATTGGACTAAAACCCATAAAACTTACATCTTCATCTGAAATTCTCTTAAAAATCTTTAATACAAGATCAGCTGTTAATGGAATAATAATATTATCTTCTCCTTCTTCTGATGTGTTTATCCATTCTGCAAACAACGATGACATACCTTCTTTTTTTATTTTTTTAGGTTGAAGACACCCACAACCGTCCTCAGTATCCTCGCCACAGCGTTTTATTCCTTTACATAATTCAAAAACATATTTCCATCTTGCTTGATTTTGCATTTTTAAAGCTTGTTTATATTTTTCTTTGGATATTAATAATTTACTACACTTAAAACATATACAACGCAATATTTTTTGAATTGTACTTAAATATTGAATATAAAATACTGGGCAAGCTAGTTCAATATGACCAAAATAACCAGGTGTTTGCATATAGTCTAGACCATCAGTTGGACAAATAAGTCCAGGTTCTAGAACTCCCATTCTCGGATCAAATAAACCATTAATAACTGGTTTATTATTGATATATGCTTCTTTACTAGTTATTTCTGCTACAGAACCCTTGCGAATTTCTTCGGGTGATAATATACTAAATTGAATACCGATAATCTTAGAACTATTAATATTTCTCATATTTACTGAATTCTTAAACATTCTCTCCTTATATATAATAAATAATATTTAGATTGTTTTAATTC